TTGTACGTGGTTTATTTACATCTAAGAAACTAGAATTAATTGTTTCTATTTCCCATCCACGAACAAAAGCTTTACCTGGAGAAATTTGATATAATCCCAAACCATCAGATGGTGTAGATCCACCTTGAGTAATTTGATTTTCATTATAAATTCCTCTACTACCTAATCCATTGTTTAAGGAATTCTTCAAAACAACAGTAAAAGGTCTTACATAGTAATCTCCAGATTCTGCATAAGTTCTTCTGGCAAGAATCTCCAAGAAATTGTTACTGTAATCATCAGCAGGTTTTTTTACTGATTTTAAATTACCATTTTGTACTTGTGCCAATTCAACAAAGTATCCACCACCTTGTGATGGTGCATTTACTGTTATATTTTGAGTTACATTAGTTACATTAGTAGATTGTTGAACTATATTTACATTAACTTGAGTTACTTCAGTTACATTGGTGACATTAGTAACGTTAGTAATATTAGTAACATCACCAGGACCACCCTGAGTAGTCTGAGCAGTAGAAGGTGTAGTAGGAGCATCTACTGTAGGTGGAAGAACAGGACTAGGGGCGGGTGAAGGGGCACCTCCTCCATCATCAACATAATCACCTAAACGCTTTTTAAATAAACCAGCAGTAATTTTTAATCTATCAGCACCTGGAGCAGCATAATTATTAAATCCTTGAGAATTATCATTTAATGTTCCATCTACATCAGCATTAATTATTTCTTCAGTAACAAATAATCCAACTCTATAATTAGACTTATTTGTATACTGATCTAATATAATTGTTTCTCTTTGTACTGATACGAATTGACCATGAAAGAAATAAACACCATCTTCAATTTGGAAAGAAGAACCAACTATTGATGCATTGACAGGAAAAGTTGATGCAAATGGAGTACCTGCTTCTATTGTGGCATTTCCAAGTAACCCTGAAAGAATTGTAATATTACTGGATATATCCTCACCATCTAAAAATTCTTTAGTATTATTATTTGATGTATTAGATCCAAGATACTGAAGATAAAGAGTAAGTTGACCTCTTTCTGATTCTGAAGGCAATAATACCCTATCAACAACTGCAGTTACTCCAGATTGTGCTCCAGTAATCGTTGCTCCAACTAATTGATCAATATATGCTTCAACAGGAACTCCCTGATAATTATTATTAAGTTGAACACCATGATATAACTGATTATATCCAATATTTCCTGGAATTACTTTTGCACCTTCTTTAAAGAAGTGTTTACCAAATTTTTCAATTTGATTCTGTAATATGGATTGTAAAGTAGTTAATTCTCTTGCTTGTACTGGATATCCTGGCTTAAAAAGAACTTTGGCAAAATCATTGTCTGCCGAAAAATCGTCAAAATATGGCGATACATTAAGATTTGTTGATAGTGGCATAGTCCTTTAAAATTGCAACACGACTTTAATGTCTTCTTTTTGGTTCACAGACCTAATAATTGCAGGTCTATTATCAACATATATTATATTTCCTGAATACTTTTTAACTTCAGGACCAGATAAACCATTGGAAAATTCTTGACCAAGGTAATATGTTTTACTATTTATTGAGGTAGATACACCAGTAAAAGCGGTGTTAATCGCTAAATTAGAACCAGTTGATGGTACAATAGTTAAACTTCCATCTCCAGTTGGTGAATTACTAAAATTATGCAAATTAAATCCCCATGTTGGATTAGTTTGTGCAGTACCTACAGTATTAAATCCTGCAAGAGTTCTATCTTGCCAATACTTCAATACTCCAGTAACTGGATCATAATTTACAACTCTACCGACAGCAGTAGTACCAGTGGCAATAGTTTGCTCAAAATAAGAATCAGCAGTAAATGTTGCTGTGCTATAACCAGTTCCAGTTAATCTAATAGCACTCAAAGCACTTGCTTTATCAACAGTTAAAAGTGCTTGTCCTGTTGATAATGGACTTTCAACGATACCGACTCTTGCAATTTGATTTCCTGTTATAAAATCAGGATTTTCTACATCATTTTCAATTCTAGAATATAACATAACATTCATGGCACCCAATTCCTGATAGATATCAGCACCATGACCACCTTGAGGAGATATAATTACATCAAATTTAGGTATAGTAGTTCCTGTAGGAACTCCACCAGCAATCAAATCAACATTACCATAAGTATATCCACCACCTTGATCTGAAATAGTTATTGAGTCAACCTGTTGGTCAGCATCAACAATTATTGTACACTCAGCACCATCACCATCTCCTCTAATAGGAACTTTTGTATAAGTCCTATTTGCAGTTCCAATGCCAACACCCCTATCTGTAATAGTTGCTATTTTGATAGAACCATCTACGGCATTATTTCTTATAGGTGCATTAACGGCACTAGTATCCCAATCTACAGGTACAGGAATAAAATCAGTAGATTGAAATTTTATAATATCACTTGGTTTAATAGTGTAAAGATATTTCCAAATATAACCATCACCAGACGAACCAGCTGCTCTAGGTTCTAAATCAGTAAATAGTGGTTGATCTAATGAAGGTCTGCCGTTAGGATTATCTGGATCTGTACCATTCTGAAGACATTCATAGACTCTATAGTCTTCATTAAGAACAAAATATGTTGCAGAATATAGATTAGTAGCACCAGAAACTTTAGCAGGATTTGATCTACTAATATCCCCACGATACATATCATATGTTGTTCCTGATGTCCATTCTCTTTTTGGTACAACCTGCCTAACATCATCTGCATTGATTTTTTTCAAAGCAATCATAGTATCCCAATAATCAGATTGCTCCGAAAAATTATCTTTAGGAGCTGGAGGACTTGTATCCCAATCAGACTGAATATCTGTAGGGTTTGGTAATCCTACAAAAGAGTAATATGATTTAGCATCGGTAGATACTCCAGCAGCAAAATTTGCTGCATTTGTTATTCTAATCTTATCAGTTATAATTGCAGACATTATATTTGACAGTTATTTTTCTTTATTTATTAAAGATTAAGACGTATAGTTTTTATACTTCAAAGGCTTATACCTTTGAACCACAGCAGAAGTATGTATACCAGTAGCAGGGAGGATAGTAACTATACCAACTGGAAGACCTGCTCCTGCATAATTACCAACTACATAACTACTTTGAGCAACTCCTATTCCATTCTGATTGTATGCTTGGAATGAATTAATACCTGCTCTCGAAGGTAAAGTAATTAATCCCCAACTATAATCACCATAGAAATCAGAAGTTCTAACCCCAACAGTTCCATACCAACCAGATGGAGTTGATCCAACTCCTACTGTAACTCTTCTAACATATGTAGACACACCAGAAACTGATGTTGATATGCTGACCGCAGCAGTTACTTTATAAACAGTGTCAACATAATGAGTTGCTATTCCAAGTGTACTAGAACCATCTAAAGAAATCATAGATGTTGTTGCAACACCAACATTAGAGTTAGTAACAACAAAGTAATCACCACTAGCCAAAGAACTAAGACTTACTGCAGTTGCAACACGAGAAGTATTCCTTAATTCAGAATCATATGGAATATGAAGATCAAACATAATTTGATTGCTGGTAGTAGTTCCAAATCCAACAATTACACCACTATCACCTTCATAGCTACTTACTGAATTAACTTCATCAACTACTGCGGGAGGAGAAATAAGAACTTGTACATCAACACTAGTTGTATATCCATAACCAGGATTAGTAATAGCAATACCAGTTATTGTTCCTGCAGCACCAATTGTTACCGAACCAAAGGCAGTTGTAGTTGATCCAATACCAACTCCAGTAGACTCAGTAAGTCCATAACCAATATTTTTCATACTACTTCCAAAACTTACTGTAGCAGTACTATATCCAGCACCACCGTCAGAAATAACAACTGAAGAAATTGTTCCTAAACCAGAAACTATAGCAGTTGCTGCAGCACCAATTTTATTCTCTTGACCAATGAAAGCAATTTTATCTTGGAAATTAAGACTAATACCACTTTCATTATCAGGATCAAAGAACGGTCTAATATTATCTACATAAATTTCAGTTGATCCAATTCCAACTGTCTTAATAACGTAAGCAGCAGGATAAATGGTTGGTTCATAAATTTCTCTATCCTTACCAACTTCCTTACCATCAATAATCCTATCTTCAGTTTGACGAACCCAAACAACAGGTCTTAGAAGAGATTCATCTTGAGTATTACCAGGACCAAAGTAAGGAGTTGTAGTAATAGTATCTGTAGAATCTACTCTTGCAGTTTCTCTTTCCTCTTCTTGCATATAATTATATTGACCTTCAACACCAGGATCCCATCCAATAATAATATCGTCACCTGGTTTAACTGTCTCAAGTACTTCTACATCATTAACATCAACAGTCGAAGTTCCTTTATAGAACATAATCTTACAAGTATCACCTTCTTTAGGTGCTTCTGTAAATCTTAATAGACTTCCCCCATTAAACTCATATGCTTTACCTGGAATCTGAAGTACATCGTTAACAAATACAAGGAGACAATCTTGTACAATTATCTTAGATCCTTTAGCAGATAATATTGAAAGAACAGCACCATTTTTCTTTAATTGGAATGTAGTAGTACTACCATCAAATAGATCTTCAATCTTATCAAGCATGTCCAACTCACCAAAGTTCCATGCGGTCATTGCATCATTAAATACTTCATCAATTGTTAACTGAAACTCCTTAGATCCAAAATCAGCAGTTGTTGGAATACCAGTATATCCACCAACAGGAACAGTTAAAATTTCACCATTACCATAACCATAACCAAGATTCTTAAGAGTAAATGCAATTACACTAGATCCTTGACCAACAACAACATCAACAGTTGCAGTTGATCCTACTCCAGATACAGAATCAGAACTGTATATTAATGGCATATTTGAGTAGGAAAGTGGTGCATCAATCTTAATAAGAGGAGGACTAGATTGACTGTATAATGCTAATGTACCAATTCCACTAACTGAACTAATACCTGTAATATAACCATTATTGATTATTGCAGTAGCAATACCAGTAAAGTAAGTAGCATTCTTACCTTGTGAACTAATTCCAACATTTACTGTCTGAATTCCTGCTCTATATCCAGAACCACTATTACCAATACTGATAGATGCAATTGTACCGCCAGATGAAACAACTGCAGTTGCACCAGCAGAAATTAATGGTTGATATCCAAATCCTTCAGTAGAACCTACAGAAATTACAATACCACCAACTGGGAATGTTGATATACCAATATCATTCTTAATTGTTTTTGCATTACCAACAAATGAGATGGTAGTAATTCCAGAAGAATCCTCAACTGTATAATCATAAGTTTCTCCTCTTCCTTGAACAACACTATTAATTAAAATTAAAGCACCTGTAGATATTCCTACAAAGTTAGATCCATCTACTTTTAGATCAAAATTATTTTCGACTCCATTAAATTCATTAGAAATATTATCAATAATATAATTTGAATAATATGCTTCATTCGTTCCACCAGTAATTCCAGAACGCATGAACATTCTACCTTGGAAACTATATCCAGTAGAAATACCAGTCCAGTCTCTATCATCAGGAGAATTGGTACTAGTAGTACTTAATGGAGTATTTCCAACTGGAGCATCAACAAAGTTTAAAGTATTTTGAACAATATTATAAGCACCAACAACCTTAGTTACAACAGTATCAGTAGAATATCCAGCAATACGAGTTCCCATCCATCCTCTATCTACTCTGATACCATTAGTAACACCAACACCAATTTCTGTAATTTGGACTATTTCTCCAGTATTACCAACACCAATTCTAATTAAATCATCGGCAAAGAATGAAGTAATTCCACTAAAGTAAAGAAGATCATCAGTAGTAAATACTATATTAGAAAGATGAGAAGTAACTGCTGTTGCTACCATCGGAGATTGGATGACATTATCAAGAGCTAAAACAACTTTAGAATTCTGTCTAGTTGATACAAACCTATGAGATGAACCAATACCAACACTTGTAATGTCTAATGCTTCTGGTATTACTTTAAGAGCATTTTCAGCACTAGATGCCAACTTAATAGTATCCTCATTAATCTTAATTACATATACATCACCAGGTACCTTAGTAGTCGTACCAATTCCCACAAAGGATGTAGAAGCGATTCCTATTGCCTGTGTAGCACCTATTCCAGCATGAATATACTCAACCTTCTCACCACTAACAAAGAAGTGATTAGGTAGAGTTATAGTGCTTGCAGCAACACTTACGACAGCAGCATCATTTCCAGTAAAATCTCTATTAAAGATTTCGGTACTATTATGAGTTAATGGGAATGCTCTCTTAATATCATTAAGAGTTCCTCTATAAGTTGCATAATTTGTTTCAATAGTACCATTATTAAACTCAATTGTATCTCTATTATCATCCTGAATCTTCACTGCATTCATATAAGTATTAACCTGGCAAGCAATATTTGCATTTGGTGTAAATGTAATTTCACAATAAGAAACTCCACCTTGATTTTCCTGAATTCTACTTCCAATGGTTCCCAATCCAGAAAGGGTTTCTATATTAGCCCATTCAGTATCATATGAAGTTCCAATTCCACTTTCTTCACTATAATCTTCTAAAACAAAGAATTCTGATAATTGATGTTCATTATTTGTAGTATCAGTAGCTTGGACTAAAACATAAGCACCATCATAACCATCAGTCTCAGGGTTAAATTGAGTTGGGAAACTTGCAATACCAACAGGAGCAGGAGATCCAGAAGAAGAAATTGTATTTGCTCTTGCCTCAAGAAGAGCATGTTTCATACTAATAGTTCCAATTCCAGTAGTAGTATTTCCAATCGCAACTTGCATGGTATTGACTATACAAGTAGTACCAATTCCAGTATTTGGATGGAAATCAAGCTTAACGGTTCCGCTTTCAATATACGCAGAATAAGTTCCAAATCCTTGAGCAAGGTTTGCTGAATTGGTGACCATTTCACCATATTCTAAAATATCTACTTCACTTCCATCATGTAGTAAATTAATTTCCTCAAATTCCCAATCTTCACTATTAATAGTTGATCCATCTCCACCAGCATCTGGTGTTATACTAACCAAAATCTTAGCAGAACGATATGTTGTAGCAATACCTACAACTGTAGTAGTTGTTGCAGCTGCTACTTTTGTACTTGATGAATCAATATAAACACATCCAAGACTTGTAGTACCTATACCAAGATAATTATCATCCAAATTATATGCTAAAGTAGTAACATAATAATCATTCTTCTTAAATCTTGTTGGATAGAATAATACCTGACCTTCTGTACCAGAAACTTGGAAATCAAATGTACCTAAATCATAGACATTATCAAGTTTAGCATATTGGTTAATATAACCAAAAGTACCATCATGCATAAGATCAACTATCATTAATTGTCTCTGTCCTGTATATCTTTGGTCTTTAATTAGTGCAAAATATTTCTTTGCTCTATGTTCTGTTAAAGTAAATGTATCAACTATACTATAAACTGTTGCTCTAGGATTACTATTAAATGTACCACTCATATCATCTATAGTAAGAACCCTATTACTTTGAGATTCTGCGTAATCACTAAGAGTTCTATTTTCAAATATTACTTCATCGGATATAAGTCCAGCAGAACCAGTCCTTGAATTTTCTTTAACTAAATCAAAGTCTGAAACAGAATTCATATTAACTGCAGTAAATAAATCATGAACAGCATTAACAGATGTTACTTCAGTAGAAAGACCGACAGTTAAGTCACCTTCAACGCTAGTTTCTATTTGAAGATCAGAGAATTTTCTAAACCCTAAAGCATGATTTAATGAACTAACTGGTTCATTCCAAGTATCAAAATCAATTCTAGATTTTACAGAATATGAGAAATTTTGATAATAAAGACTGTCTTCTATTTTCTGTAAATTGTAATTAAGAACTCCAGAATCAGTTTCCCAACCATGATATCTCTTAGACCATGCACCATAGTTTAAATCTGCTGCATATGTGTTTATTTCACTGGCACGTCCATGAACATGAGAAGCAGATCCGATAATATCTTCATTTACTATAAATTGATCAATAGTAGATACTTTCAATAAACCAACTTTTCTATCCCATCTATCAACAACACCACTTATTGGTGCCCCAAATTGATCTTTTGATGTTACTGTTTCTCCCTGTAAATAATCGGCAGGTTTAACTGAAATATTAAAAATTGGGAAGTTTTTTTGAGCAATAACTCTTCCTGCAGAAGTAGGTCCATCATAAACTCCAGGAGTTTGACCATCTTCCAAATGATCAGCAAGACTATATGCAATAGTTCCAATTCCTCCAATATTTTCATCAACTGCATTTATAGTAAAGAGTTTGTACTTATAATTTGCTGAATTATATCCAGTTCCTGTAGAACCTAATCCAACACTTACATTCTCAACTAGAATTTTATCACCCAAAGCAAATGGGAAACTTCCTGCAGTAGTATATCCTACTTTCAATGTAAGAGTTACATCCTTAGTTGTACTATTAAATCCAACTGTAGAAATTCCTACACCATTAGTATTTTCTGTAGGAATGATATAAGGAGTAACATTATGGATTCCATCAACATTTTTCAGAATAGTTACTTTCTGAGATTTAAGATCATATTTAGCTCTAAATTCATCATGTAATTCCTCAGTTTTTCCATCAAAAATACGTAGATTTGGTGGACTGGAATATCCTTTTCCTGCAGAAGCAATTCCAATATGTTCAACACGAGCAAATTCTTTTATTTTAATAATTAAAGGTAATGCAACACTAGGCTCAAGTGTTGGATCTGAAGGGAAATTAAAACCAACATTTCTAATTTCAGTCTTAGTTATTTTACCAATACTTTCGCTAGATGCTTCTGCGATACAGTATTGACCATCTGCAGAAGTAACAGTACTTACACCTGGAATTGAATAATAATTACCACCACCATCAGTAACAGTGAATTGAGATACAGCACCTAAAGCACCTAAAGCATTAGTTTGATAAGTTAAAATAGATGTAGTACCTGCATAAGAAACTTTTTCTGGAGTATCTGCTACAGTATATGTAAATGTATTTGTAGAACCACCACTAACTCTAACTTGATATGTTCCATCATAAACACTATCAAATAAATTTATTTCATGATTATTAAGAATATCTGTATCAATATCAATTTCTTCTTTTTCTATAGGAAGATCATTCTCAAATACTGGGACTAATCTATAATAAAGAGTCTCTGGTAGATACTTATTAACAGTTAATTCTAATTTAGCATCAGCATCTATACCAACTCTTCCTGATTTTTTGACTTGGAAATCTTTAGTACTTGGATTCTTATTCCACTCTTTTTTACATGCACTATCAGCATATAATTTAAAATCAAATGCTGGATAAGATATTGAACCCTTACTATATGCCAAAGAAGAATCTGAAAGATTAAAGGTAATAGTAGAATCTTTATATACCTGTATTGGTGGATTTACTGGGTTAAGAGTTCCAGCAGAAGCACTTGTTCCTATTCCAACAACGATAGGCTTAAATCTAGTAGCATTATAGTAACTATTACATAATTTAAAGTTATTTCCATCAATTGGAACGGTATAATATACACCATTATCATTTAATCCATATGTAGGAGTAGTTGCAGTATGAATAACTTTTTGACCTTTAGTAAATCCATGATCAACTATAGTAATAGTATTTGTGGTAGATGTTATTCCAGCAGCAGTAAATGATTTAGCATTAAGAGTAAGTTTTCTATTATAATCATTATATTTTACAGTAACAATTCCAGTATTATCTGGATCAGCATGAACAATAGCCCAATCATCGGTAACCATTCCATGAGTACCTGCTGTAGATACTGTTACTAGATTTCTTCTAACTTCACAAGTAATAGGAGTAAAATTACTATTAAAACTATGATAGGTTCCCGTTCCTATTCCAGTAAAGAATAAAGTTGAAGAAAGTCTTGTTGTACTTGCTATACCAACCCAATTTCCTGCTTCATTAACAAAAAGTTTGCAGGTTGATATTCCAAGCAAATCTTTAGATATTCTATTAGCATAAAGAGTTTGACTATTAGTCAATGTAGTACCAGTACCTGCCCAAATTTCAAAAGCAGGACTAGCACCAGTTGATCTAGTATCACCAAAGACACTCAGGGCAGCACCTACGACCCCTGTGGCAGCAGCAGAGACCTGTGACTTACAGCATAGGAGTTTTACATTAGATCCATTTGCTGCTTGACTAGTCTTCGTTGTAGGCAGCACTGGTGGTGTGAATGCATTTGTATAAACTGCTTCATTTACAGTATATCTTAAGTTAGAGATTTTTCCTGTGAAATACCTATCTTGAGAAGCAGCAGTCTTATGAGCACCAATATGAACTACAGTACCAGTACCTGTTCTAGTACCACTTAAAGTACCACTTGCTTCGACTACACCATTAATAAAAATCTTTCCAGCAGTGCCATATAAAGATGCCGCAACATGATACCATTGACCAACTTTAACAAGATCACTAGCAGTTGTTATATTAAGTAAACTAGCACCAGCATCATTTTTTACTAGAAGATTTATATCACCTGCTTCACTAGATGAATAAGTTAATCCTATATTAGAAGCACTACCTACTGAAGTATTAAATATTTGACCTATTTTAGCATTTTGAGGAAATACCCAAGCTTCTATAGTGAAATTATTACTATTACCAAGTTCATAAGCACTATCTGTACTGGTCATATAATCACCATATCCATCAAAGAAGACGGAACCTTGTATTTCAGTGGTAGTAGCAGCAGCAACAATACCATCACCATCACCTGGAGAATATGTTAATTGATCATCTTGCTCATATCCATGATTCTCAATATATAATGCCCTAGTTGGAATAAATGCATATGTTATACCAAGTCCTGCTTTAGTTTCATCAAAATAAACTGTTGAACCAATACCAACACCAACACTAGTTCCTACTCCAACATGATATACTGGATTAAAGTAGAATTGACTATTAATCTTACCTTCAGTTGTTGATTTAAATCCTGCATTAATAATAAGTTTTCTTGGATCATCAAAAAGTGGAGTACTTGCAGTATGAGAGATACCTACAGTTCCATCAACTGCTCTCATTACTCTAATTCTAGATGTTTGTGGATCTACATTTAATACTCTAATTCTTTCAGTGCCAATTCCAAGAATATCATTTTCTCTAATCGAAGGATAAGTAAGATCTCCAGAAACTGTAAATTGTGTAATTATACCAGTTACTGAAGTAGATCCTACCCCAACAGTACTAGTTCCAATACCAACTAATTTCCAACTAGCAGTAGTAATACCAACATCATAAGATCCTTCAATTAAAGAAGAAGTAGTCGAAAATCCAGTAAGATTAACTATATCCTTATGCTCGAAATTATGAGGATTATCAGCCCAAAGAATATATCTACCATCAGATGTACCAGCAGGATAAACTTCAACCCCACTAACACTACTCTTAGCAACACTTATACTATTAACAACAGCACCTTCAAGTAAAGAAACTTTAGCTTTAGCACCAGCATTAGGATCCATTTCCAATGCTAATACACCAGTAACATTAGTAAGTCTAGATCCTTGTCTAACTGCTGCGGTATCTGAATTATCAAATACAACTTCATCATTAATTCTATAATTTCTTCCCCCACTACTAACACCAACAAAATCTACTACTCCACGACTTGTTGATAAGATATCAACTTTTTGTGATAACCTATTTGGTATATAAACATATTTGTAAGTAAGATTTTCTTCAATAAGATTATAGGGTTCAGTATTTCTAAACCAATTACCTTTACTCAAATCAAATGCATCTTGAGTAGAATCTTTATCTAAATTAAATTTATTAGGAATAGAATGATAAGCATCACCAATCAAATATGGGAATTTTGGTTCTCTATATTCTAAGAAAGGACCAGCAGATGCTGCTGCAGTATCAACAGTTGCAAAATAAGCATAAGTTCCATTTGGAAACTCTGGAGTAATGCAATATCTTCCGTTATTTTCATCAAGAACAGAATCATCATTTACATCATTAAAAGTATAATCTTCAACAAAGAATCCTTCAGGGAAAAATACTTCAGAAGGTCTTTCCGCTTTTACATCCAGTTTATAACCAGACTTCATTTGTGTAACTACACCACCCCTTCTATCAGCATATCCATATGGACCATAAATTGGATTTCCATCATAAGCCCAACCAATTATTGGTGAATGATCAGTAGAGGATACTTCTGTTCCATTTGCTTTTGTTAAATCTTTTTGACCATATAGTTTATTACCATCTTGATCGGTTGAATATACCGATTCCCTAAGTATTCTAGGAGCATACAAATGAGTATACTGAAGTCCATTATCACCCCATCCTTCAGTTATAAAACCATCATCTAAAGTAAATTGATCAAAGTGTTTTCCAACTAAATCTACATGCCATTTTTGAACGGTTGGTTTAAGCTCTACTCCAGATCCAGGAGTTACAGCAGAAGCTATTGTAAGTGAGGTATATTGTTCACCTCCATTAAGAACTTTAACCTCAATAACCTGACCTTCTTGAGCACTACCAATTTCACCTAGTATTGGTACAACTACAGCACCGAATCCACCACCAGCGTCTTCTATAACTATATCTGGTGGAGAATTATATCCATTACCATAATTAGTAACTATAACTTCCTTAAGAGCACCACCTTCAACTTCACATTTTAATTGACATAATGATCCAAAAGAAAGTGTTGCAACAGGTTCTCTAATATAATCCAGTATAGTAGATGAACCATATCCAATACCATTAGTCTTTATATGGGTATTTGTAACTGAACCTCTAAAAATTGGTTGAACTTTTGCTTGAAAATCTACTGTACTAACACCTACACGATCAGTTATTGAAGATATACCAACTAATCCAGTTACATTTACAGTAATATTAGGATAATTAAAACAATGATAACCAAAACCAACAGATGTTAATTCAACAAACTGTTGAGTATCATAATAAATTCTTTTATCTATAGTTGATATACCTACTTCAGACAATTTAAAACTATTATCATCTATTTTTGTTACATAATAATCAGTATTACTACTAAGACCTGCAATTACTTGAGAAAATGTTCCAATTCCAGATAATTGATCATTAACATATAAATTTTCTGTTGTATAATGTACAATTTCTCCAGACTGATAATCATGATTTTTAATATTAATAAGATTTGCAGAAGTATCAATTCCTGCTGTTGTTGTAGTTCTTTTCTTATAAGAATATCCACTTCCTGAAGAAACTATATTAATAGAATCTAAAACAAGTTTTCTATGAACTGTTTCTAAACTTTGATATCCAACACCATAATCAGTTATTACTGCTGTATTAATACCAGCAATAGAATCTGCTTGTGTTGGCATTAATTTAATAGTATGTTCGTCAATTACATGAGCATAGTATAAATTATTTGTAGTAAGTCCTACTAAACCATCCTGACCTTCACTTCTATAATAAACTGGTTCATTATTTCTAAGTTTATGGTAAGTAGAGAATCCAATTGTTGATTGAGTTGCACCAAGACCAATCATATTAACTTGCTGTGCATTAAATATTGGTTTATGCTCAATCAATTTCATATTTGGATCAGCAATAGCACCATCACCATTACCACCACTAATTTCAATACTAGGATATCCTTTAAAATCAAATCCCCTATCTTTAACTAAAATAGCTTGTAAATCTCCAACTACATCAACATTACCAGTAGCACCAAATCCTACATTATCGCTAATGATTAAATTTGGTGGATTTACTACATCATATCCTTCTCCTCCTGCCAATACATCAATTTCTTCAAGTTTTCCCGCATGAACAACTTGCTTTCCTTTATAATTTTGTATTTCAACTCCATTTATCAAAATTCCAGTACGACCAGGTGCAGTTTTTGTTATAGTTGAATCTGTTACGGGTTGATGAATAGATCTTATAATTTTTTGTGACTCTAAGGTTTTATTTTTAAATTTATAAGGTTCTATTCTATTATTCTGAACTGTTACATTATTATTAAGTACCATAAAATTGGCATTGTATATATCAGATAAACTTTTAGCAAACCTTACTGTAGATGCATCTATTCTCTTTATAAAATATAAACCTTCATCCCACAAATAACTATAAGTTACAATTCTTTTTTTAGTATCACCAAAAGTATCAACATAAGTTTCTTCAACTTTTTCTGGAGTATACCAAATAGCATCACCCGTATAATAACCATGATCCTTAGTTGTTGTAATTTGCCATGCTCCACCAGCAGCAAATGTTCCATTAAGTTCAATAGATTGATTAGAAACGTTAAGTGGTTGAACGTTATATGTTGGTATAGAAGGAGATGCAACTAAAAAATCATTTTCTTGCTTATAAGTATTCTGTACGTTTGTGGTAAATCTTGAAGAATCTGGAAAAGTATTTGATATAGATTTTAAGAGTTTTCTATTAACAGTATAAGTATCGCTAGTAGTAAGATCTCCTTGACCCTTAATGATAAAGGATGTTGTAGATTTAATCTCACTAATTATGGAGATTGGTTTTTCTATTTTATCAGTACCAGTAAGTGCTACATTATCACCCACTCTTAATGAATGTACTGTTTCTAAATTAACTAGATAAGTCTTATCAGAAGAATCAATTAATTCTATATTCTTAACATTATATTGAGAAGCAACATTATAAAACCATCCTCTTCCCTTAAAGGTATTGTCATTAATACCTAAAGTTTTAATTCTTGCAACATCACCATGAGAATAATACTTATTATCTGCACCAAAAGCAAAATCTTCTAATACCGAGTTTAACCTTACCTTAACAACACTACCATCACCTGTATTAGAAGCAGCATAACAATACGTATTAATACCAACATCTTCAGCATCTTGAATTATTCCTGTTACATTGGTACAGTCAAAAAATTGGTTCCAGTTCTTTGAGGAATATGAAACAATCCCAGTTGTAGTATCATTATATGTTACAGATAATTCACCAGAATTTGGAAATCCAACTGTAGAATCTACATCTAAAATAGTAGTTCCAGCAGAAACTTGTCCAATTAATCTTGTTTTTGGATGAACAACAAATGTACCATAAGTTGCACCCTGAACTCTAGAATCTCTATTATATCCCGCATCTAAACTAATTTTATAATATGTCTTTGCAATTCCAGTTATACCTGGACTAATTACCTCAACATTAGTGATAGGTGCATATGCCTTTTCAATAAATGTCGGATCTCCATACTTATCTTGGAATAATGTGGCATTTTCCAATTCCATTGGATCCCCATCAACACCTTCAACATTAAAATCATTTGTAATTAAATAATGTGCATTTGAGGGTGTAAAGAGAAAATCTCTTGGTCTTATAATTTCTACTGGTTCATTATATAATGCTCTGAACAAAATTTCAAAAGCACCATCTGTACCCTTACTTTTATAGAAATCAGTAGCATGTTTAATGAAAAGACTATGATCTATATCTTTATGTAATTCTCTTTCTTCAAATCCAGGTAAAAGTTGATGTTTTGTCTTTAATAAAAAATCTTTAAGGAAAATAACACTTAAATTCTTTATTTCAGCACCTCTTTCATGCTTATCTGATATTGTTGAGTCAAAAACTAACTGATCTGCACGATCTACAGATCTATATGAGGATATTCCACTAAATCCCCTAACACATCCAGTAAAAGATGAAGAAGTTTTTCCAGTATATGTAATTATTTCATCATCTATCTTTAATAATCCATAATTATCAGGAAATCCATCAGTTCCTGAAGGATAATTTGATATATCAACAGTAATTGTAGTAGCAGAAAAATTTATATCGGCACCCAATCCAACATGACTAGTTAAATTGGTTAAATTGTCAATTTTTGTATATTTGTCAATATTCTGAATTAAATCAGCAGGAGCACCCTGAAATTCTTGCGAAACATAATAACTTTTAAGAAAATCCGAAACTAGAGGAAATTCTGTCTGTACATATGTTGGAACTTGATTCTCAACAATATTTTGGAATAGAACTCTTTTTTCTGACATGTTATACTCTTACTAATGCTCCGTTCATGTAGCTTGAACTTACAATATAATTAGATCCAGCTGGATCGAGACCCGATGCAATTTCATCAACAACAGGATCAAATATACTACTACCTATATCTAGTTGCAAATACAAATCCTGTAATCCAATAACATCATTTGATTTGGGGCAAACTGATAACTCAATAATAGATTGACCATCTTTAACTTTACCACTCCGAATAACAATTGGATTTAAAGTGATAATTCCAGATTGATAATTAACAACACCCACATTTCTTCTTACAATTGTAGGAGTATATGAGTTTGGATTAGGTACAGTGAAGAGGAAAAGTGATCCTGTTACTCTAGTTCTATTAGGAATATCTGAAATATAGACGGGTTGATCAATTCCATCTATTCTAAACCCAGTAGACTTAATATTATATCCACTCATACTTCTAATATGGAATTGATTACCAAAACCAATAGAATATTCTGAAATTTTATCTAATACAAGTCTTAAATCTCTTCTCATAGAAATTGTTGTAATATTTGATGTTATTGCATCATGACTTTGATCAATAATACTCAAAAACTTACTATACTTAAATCTAGCACCATATCTATTTAACTCAGTAGATTCAGCGTACTTATTTGCATTATTCTGAACAACAGAAGAAACAGCAGCACCATTTTGGGCAAGATTTGTGTTATAATAGATTTTTGAGTCAGATTCAAGGTAAAGATACTTAAGATCTAAGATTTCTGGGACAATTCCTGCAACTGCATACTTCTTTAACTTTAATCTGATGTTTTCTTTGATAAGATTGGGTAAAAAATCACCAGTTCTGGGTTTTATGCTTATAAAAACCTTTCCATATTGAGGTGGAACGAGTTCTTCACCACCAAATACGGAAATTGACTCAGTTTCGGGATAAATCTTTGCTGGAATTAAGGATTCATAGTCTTGGGCAGAAACTGCTCTATTTTGAGATGCATAAATCCGAGGAGCAAACTTTCTAATAGACTCAACTGATTCAATATTCTCTCCACCAGTAGAAAATGAATTAGTTGTAACTAAAGAGATGCCAGAAGTAACTTGATATGTTAATCCATTTCTTTCATAAGAAAGATTTCCTCCAAATGTCATCTGAGCAACACCATTTCCTGTATCTCCATTAGAAACGATGTAATCTACATCAATAAAATTACCTTCTTCTAAAGAAGCACCAAAAATACCATCGCCAAAGAAGATTTGATACCTTTCATCCTCTATTTCTGACAAATAATAGACTCTTGATCCACCATCAATGTCAAAAATGCTATTTTGAGCACTATATTTGGTTTTTGCAGTTGCCTGTTCATTAGTTTTCACATTTACTGAGATTAAATCAGTATCAATGCCAACATTTGGTAAAATAAACTTTTGATTTGGGTTTTTTGTGCTATAAGTGAAGTTTGTATTTAAAAGAGTACCCTCATATATGGGAATATCAGTAAAAGTTGCAATATTATTGTAAACTGGTACTGAAATATCTTCTAAAATTGAAAAAACATAAGATTGATTACCAAAAGAACCTGCTGTAGTTGCTACAGTACCCTTTTTAAGGGTTATAATAGAAGGTTGAGGTATAATTTCAGTAGTATTAATGAAAAAACTTATAGATGAACGTGCTGATTTCCTAGATCGAGGTAAATATCCGATATTTTTTGCTAAAGATACTATATTTTCCCTCAAACTTGCACTATCAATAAACACTTCATTACTAACCATGTTAGCATTGTATGAAGTAATGTAAGTATTGTATGCCAGAAGATCAATAACAGTTGACAGATTAGACCCCTCAAAGTCATAATCCGTAAAATTTGCATTTGTCTGAAGATAATCTTTCAGAGTTGTCTTAATCTGGTCAAAATCCAGATTTGAGAAATTAACTAATGGCATCTTATTACCTGTTTGATTCTAAAACGAATTCTAATTGTTGTGGAGGAACATCTGCTCCTATAATTTCATATACAATTATGACATCAAAGGTATTATTATCATAATTAGGGAAAGCTCTTACACCTTCCCCTATTAATTGAACCCTTGGCTCATATCGAACTATAGATTCGGTAATTTCATCCACTATAATATTAGCAGTAATGTCGTTTATATTTTCAAAAAGGGATGCTGTTATCCTAGAACCGAAATCTGGGTTAAAAAATTTCTCTCCAGGTACGGTAAAAACAATATTTTTAACAGAACGAGCAATTGCATTAGCATTTTTTAACGCAATTAAGTCTTTAGACAAGGGATTTGCCTGAAAACTCATACTGAGGTCTTTAAAACCGTTATTTACCCTTTCTAAAGGCATGGAATGTGGAAGATATTACAATTATATTTTATTTATTAAGGTTTATATACTAAAATTCTGCGAGTGGTATCGAATCTATATCATAATCTAGTCCATCTTCCTCAAAATCGTCTTTTCTCTTCTCATATAGGTCATTTTGGACTGAAATATCATATTTTTTAGGAGTTAACTGATCATTTGCTATTTCTCTAAGCATTTTCTTATTAGAATTTTCCATTTTTCGTCAAAATTAACGATACTAACATTAGTTATATTAGTAGTAATAAGAATATTCCTAAACTTACGTAAAGAGGTGCTCTAGAGGCATATAAAGGGGTTGTAGAAGCATTAAAAAACGCCCTAGAAAGGACGTTGATGAGTATTAGACATTGAAAACTAAAAAAAGTTTTATCTGTTGAATACTAACTGAGTATTAGCTGCTGAATACTAATAAAAGTATTTGCATGTGAATACTAACGGAAGATTTGAGTATTAAGGTATGAACACTAACAAGAGTGTAACTATGTGAATACTAACTGAGTATTAAGCAATGAAAACTAATAAAAGTTTTTCTCTCTGAATACTAACGGAAGATTTGAGTATTAT